TATTTACGATCCAGTTTTGTAATAAATGATAGTACCTGACCTGCCAGCTTTTCATCATACTCGGGTGTATTTCTATCTACTTCCGGGTTACTTTCAAGCCAGCTGTATAATCTATCTTCATATTCCCTAGCCCTAAGTTGGCTTAACTGTTCTTCGGAATATTCTTCTTTAGGAAAACTTGTTATTCTAGATGCTTCATTCAAAGCATGCGTTGCCTTTGAAATCTCCGCTGTAGCTCTGCTAACCCCAGCAGCATCTCCGCTCTCTAGTGCTAACTGCAACCTTGCCTGTGCCATTTCAAGTTCGCTGGCAACATTGTTCTTATAATGGGTAGAACCGGTATTTATAGCTTGACGGAGCATTTGTTCCATTTGCAGTTTTTCTTGCTGCAACTGCTCTAGCTGCTCGGCCATTGCCGCCTTTTCTTCCCGTTCTTTTTTTAATTTAGACCAGTATTTTTCCTTGTCTTTGTCAGGGGTAGAGGTTTTAGTAGATTTTTCCTCGGTTTTTGGGGTATCCTCCGGAATATCGGTTTTATCATCCTCGCTCTCTAAGCCCTGCGACCCTTGCTCCGGTTCTTTGGTTTCTACTTTTCCCTCACCGGCTTCATCCTTTAAATCCTTATTTTCGGCTATTTCTTTTAAAGGTGGAATAGCAGCGTTTAAGTCGCTTGTATTTTCAATATCTATTTTAAACATATTCTTACCTTGATACTTTTGATGGATTATCGACTAGTAGTTTGATTTTAAAATCTTCTACCATAATTATCGGCTCACCCTCATATTTTGACTGCAGAGATGAACCGCGGGGGAATATGACCCAGTCTCCTTCTTTTACATAAGGGCCGCTCGGAAACTGATCACCCTTATAACTATCTGGGCCAAGCTTAAGTACCATGCCGACCATTGAGTTGTATTCTAAATCATCTTGGACGGCGCTCGGTGGTTTTATAATTCCCCCTCTTGTAACTTCTTCAACAGGAGGTTTGTAAATAAGAATTAATACATTGATTCCGGTAACACCAATATTCTTAAATCTCTCTATCATTGCTTCCTTATTAAAAGCTTCCAGATCAATTCCTTTGGTTTTAAAATCTTCCGGTTTGTAATTGGTTATTTCACAGTTATTCATTGTTATTTACCTCTATTATGTGTCTGTTAAACAGTTCAAGTGCTATATCAAGACCGGCAATTACCCCGACATGGTACTTGTAATCCTCTAGCGTAGAGATGCTAGCCGGATTACTTAAAATGCTCCTGTATCTATCAATCTCAGCTTCAATATTTCCTATAACACCAGAATTAAAAGAGCCTCGGCTATAGATATTATTCCGGTTCATTCCAATCATTTGCCGCTCCTTCCCATATTTCTAGGCTTTACTGCTGCGCCGCTCTTGGTAGCAACGTCTTTTCTAACTTTAGCCGCTCCCCCGGCAGCATACTTATTGCAAGCTATGTCTTTTTCTCTGGCTCTTTCTTGCATTTGACGCATTGCAAGCTCTCTTTTTTGCCTATCCATAAATGATCTCCTCTTGTGTTGGTGTTGATAAAATTTGTGACCGTAGCGCTTCTACTTGTGCCTTTAACTCAGCTTCTTTCGCCTTGTACTCAAGCTTTAGTAATTCAAGCTCGGTCTTACTGTTTATTTCCTGCTCCTTAGTTAGCGTATCTATTACTTTTTCCTTCTCGTTTAACTCGAGCTTTAAAAGTTCAATTTGATATTTCTGCTCGGCAAGTTGTTGAGCTTCAGACACTTTTAATTCAGCTAAATACTTCTCTTGCTCTAATTTTGCCTTATCAAGTTCAATGTTCATTTGGGTCTTATAGCCGTCAGCTTCAATATTTAAATGAGCTAGCCGTTCTTTTGACTCTACTTCAAGGCGCCGCTGCTCAATATCGGCAATCTGTACCTGCAGAGCAGGGTCTATAGGTTGCTCCTGCTGCTGCTCAGGTGGGATTTGAGGAAGTAGTATCTTATCAATATCGTTAATACCAAGAGCCTGATATACTTTTAAATACACCTCTCTCATGTTATGTAGTTCAGGATTGCTGCTAGCTAACTTTAAAATACTTTCTGCCTTGATTATTCGCTGCGTAGAAGATTCAACAGATGGATCAGATACAGGGATTACTTTTAAACTCTCTTTATTTAAAGGTAGTGATGGCAGGTTGAACATTTTATAAAAGAGTTGTAGCTCTTCACTAAAACTACTATGGACTGTTCTCATTATTGCCGATTGCATCCGATTGGATACTTCAAGCAAAGCAATAGTAGTACCGACAGGCGTATTCTGATTATTTTCAGTAAGCCCCATCTCTGTTGCAGACGCTAATTCCTGTGTCTGAGCAGTTATCCGGTTAATATATTCAAGTAAAGCGGGAGACGGCCCATTATAAGGAAGAGGCATGATTGAATCACGCAAGGATAAATTACCCGTTTCAACAGTTACGAATTGCCCTGGTAATATCGTTAAATCATTATTGGTAGTCTTTATTCCCTTGGACTTCATCCCTCCCGGGAAATTCTGGAAAATAGCTGCGTCAATTGCCATTTGCTGCATGGAAGTCAAGCTCTTTGAATTAGAGCCGAGAATTTGAGCAAGACCTAGTCCAAAAACATCAAACCCGGGGAATAAATTATAATGAATAAAGCAGTTAATCCTTGTTCTGGTTGGATCGTTTTCATCCCAGTTTGGCGTAAGTGATACGATCTGATTAGTAACCCCGCATCTGGTAATAACATAAGGTAGAGGTATGCTGTAATCCTCTAGCGAAGAGCTATCATCAAAAAAATCATTTAAAACCAGATATTCGTGTGTTTCATAAAAGGGAAAACGGGAGCCGGTCGGATCAACCTGTTTTTGCTCCGAATCGTCCTTTGCTTCTTCGCCCTCGCTACTGCCCACGTTATCTAGGTAATCAAGGTCAAGTTTGGAAAATATCCCGCTGTTCATATTAAAGAGGATTTCCCTTTTAGAGAGATATCTAATATGGGTCAGACGATTTGATTCGGTAATACTTGAGCAGTTATTATCAAATAAAAAGTCCTCAGGCATGATAAAACGGCTCAAGGGTTTGCCTGTAATAGGATCGTAGTAGATTTTACGGAATACACACCCATATAAAATTAAATATAATAAGAACCGATCGTAATCAGGATAAAAGCCTTTATCTTCTACAGTTAAATACTCGTTTAAAATATCCCTGACCATCTCGCCTTTTAATTCGTAGTCTTCCTCCACACTTATATCAGTTCTAAATCCTACAGGGCCGGTAGCGGGTAATAATTCAGAGCGAAGCGTTGCCCAGAGCCGAAGCACGCTGCTAGAGAAAGTAGTATCGTAAGTCTTAACCTGCGCGCTGTTTCCAATAGAAGAATTGGATTTACGGGTGTTGGCAACATCCCCGTCTTGTATTTCCTCAATTTTAAAGCCGAGTAGATTTTTTGCCTTTTCAATTATATCAAGCCAAGGTGCGCGGTTTTTCTTATCTTTTTTTGTTACCTCTTCAAGGTAAGCAGCTATTTTATCCCTGACGCTTTCTGGTATATCATCCGCAAAATTACTGTTAAACGGCATAACACTCGGAGCTAATTCTTCACCACTCTTATCCATACGTGATAAGATTTGATCCTCTAAGGAAATAAGTGCTTCTTCGGGTAAAACCTCTTCATCGAAGCTATCTGTTTCTTGTGGCATCATTTGTTCTTCCATCGGCATTTCTTGAGTAAGATTTAGAGATTCAGGCTCTAAATTCTCTAGCCTTGACAAATCAGGATTAGTCTTTCTTTTTTGCTTTCTTCTTGTTGCCATTAGTATAATTTCCTAGGTTTAGTAATTATCTCATCTTCCTTGACATCGCTTGTATGGGTTAAAGCATCAAAGTCTCGGAGGTACAAAATTGCCTGTGTCATCGAGTCAACCAGGTCTTTTGACTCCCCGTTTGGAAAAGTTATCACTGTTTCTAAAAACTCCTCGGCAAACGGAGTTAGCCTTTCAGGGTTTTTCTCTTCGGCCTGCAAATAAATAAGCCCGCACTCTATAAACGGTGCTGCTCTCTGTACTCTTGCATTCTTATCGCCTTTTGGGGTGTATCCTATAGCAGGAATCCCCCCAAGCCTTAGATCACGTATTAACGGATCGCCTGTTGCCTTTGCTTCTATTAAGCAACAATCAACAGTTCTTTGTGCAGGCATTGGGTTTTTATGCTCGCCTACATCCTTATAGTCTCGAGCAAGGCGCTGCGCTCTAGCTCGAAGCTCGGGGTAGCCTACTCGATCACGCCAACTAGAAAGTAGCATCATCCTAAATAACTCATCCTCGGATTTTTCGCCCCATACTCCCCAGGTGCTGCAAGCGGAATATGCCGCGCTCGGTTCATCAGAAATTGCCGTATCCCAGCTTTGCAATATGTAATCAAATTTAGGTTTAATCGGGCTAGTCCAGAACTTAAACCATTTTTTCTTGATTATCCCGCCGCCAATTGGAGACGGTCTTTGCTGACATTGCCCTGCATATCCATAAGAGCCGAGTAGCTTTTTTAACTCACTTACCTGCTTCTCGCCGAAGCGTAAGTCGTTAAGTACTTCCCCTTCTTTGTTTCTTGGGTCTTCCCAAATAATCTGATCTATGCCAAGCGGTACTGTTATACACTTCCGTTTTTCTTCAAATTCCAGTGGGAGTACTAACTCTACCCAATCATCCTCGCTGTCGTTCTTTCTAATATAACCGGTTAAATCGTTCTCATGTGTTCTTTGCTGGACAACTATTCGGCAGTCATTAGCAGGGTTATTTGAACGGGTAGACATTCTTTGTGTCCACCAGTTAATTACGTTTTCACGTTTTATTTCAGATAAGTCACCTGGGTCATTAGGGTCATCAATGATAATAATTGAACCGCCTTTACCGACAGTTTTAGATACCACGCTTGTTGATTGCCTATATCCTGTCTTTGTATTCTGGAAAAAGCTTTTAACGTTCTGGTCTTTTAGAAGTGGGAATCTATATCCCCAATTATCCTGATACCAGCTACTTTCGAGTAAAGATCTGTTTTTCTGTGCATGCTCAAGACTTAAGGAATTAACGCAGGATACAGTTAAAAAACGCTCACTAGGGTTATGTATCCACACCCATGCAGGAAAAGCTACCGATATTAAATTGGTTTTACCGGTTCGAGGCGGAACATTAATAATCAGCTTCTTTATTTGCCGCGCGTAAACCGCTTCTAAATGCTCGGCTATTGCTCTTATATGCCAGCTATCAACATAAGGCATGTTACCTTCAATATAAGGCCATGCCGCTTTAAAAAACTCATATAAAGAGCCCTCGCTATTTGCTACTTGCTCCTGTACTTTAAATAATTCATCCAAGTAACTCTGCTCGAATGTAGACATTAAAGCCGGAGAAAGCAGAGACGAATTTATATGATCGGACTTGAGCTTCATGCGCGTTAACTATTTCCTTTACTTAAAATAATTATAACACACTCCTTTTTAATCTTGATTTTCTCG